AGTGTTGATATTCCGTTAGCTGCCATTGTGTGTTCTCTTTAGGATATTTAACTTAAATTACAGTGACTAACTGTCCGGTAGTAGGATCAAAATAAACTTGTTTTAAACCAGTTGTGCTTGTTACTTTTTTAATATTGCTTGCAACAATGTCCCCGCCCACTGTCAAGTTGCTAGTTATGGTAGTTGCTTGATCAATCACAATAGCTGAACTATCAGTAGTAGTCATTATACTGCCGTTGAATTCAAACGCACCGAGATTTAAATTAACGTCTGCATTTATTCCCAATGCAGTGTACAGTTCTGTGAAGTTTCTATTAATTTTATCAAATGCAAGTCGTAAACTATCACCCGATTGATCGTTGGCCGTATTACCGATGTTAATTGATTGTTTCGTCATTGTTGTTCATTCCACTAAGTTTGATTATATCCATAACTCTATATTTATCGGTTAAATACGTTTACTATGATAGACAAGAAACCCTTTAACACCCTACTTAAAACACTCAAAGACAACGGAAAATACCGCGTGTTCAACGATATACTACGTGAACGCGGCAAGTTTCCAGAAGCTATTTGGTACGGGCCTTACAATATTAAAAACATTGTAAACTGGTGTAGCAACGACTACTTGGGCATGGGACAGCATAAAGTAGTATTGGATGCCATGCACACGGCATTAGACATGACCGGAGCAGGTTCAGGCGGAACACGCAACATTGGCGGCACTAGTCACTATCACGTGGCACTTGAACACGAACTTGCAATGCTACATAACAAAGCCAAAGCTCTACTGTTTAGCTCAGCATATGTGGCTAATGAGTGGACTTTGATTGCTTTGTCAAAGATCATTCCCAACATACACTTTGTTAGTGATAGCGAAAATCACAACAGTCTTGTTGTGGGCATGATCCACAGCCGGGCTCCCAAAACAGTTTTCGAACACAACAATCTACAACAACTCGAAGATGCACTGGCCGCGGTAACACTAACTGGTAATGTGCCTTGTGTTGTATTTGAATCAGTTTACTCGATGGATGGCGATGTAGGACACATTAAAGAAATCTGCGATCTAGCAGACAAATATAATGCCATGACATATATTGATGAAGTTCATGCGGTAGGACTCTATGGACCCCACGGTGGTGGGAAAGTTGAAGAGCTTGGGCTACAATCCCGTATTGACATAGTCAATGGTACATTAGGGAAAGCCTATGGAGTCCAAGGTGGCTATATTGCTGCCGATGCTGAGGTTATCGACGCCATCCGTTCTGTAGCTGCTGGGTTTATCTTTACCACAAGCATGAGCCCTGTGAGCTGTTCTGGTGCATTGGCTGCTGTCAAGTACTTGAAGGATCATCCTGAGCTGCGTGACAAGCATCAAGAACGTGCTAGAAAGTTAAAGCATAGATTAACTGTAGCAGGCTTACCGGCTATGGAATGCTCAACTACACACATTGTGCCAATCCTTGTAGGCGATGCCAAGAAATGCAAAGCAATCAGCGATGAGCTGTTAAACGAACACAATATCTATATTCAGGCTATCAATAGTCCCACTGTTGCAGTAGGAACAGAACGGCTGCGTATTGCACCAACTCCGTTTCACGATGACGGTCTAATTGAAGATCTAATCACTGCGTTGAAAGCATCGTTCAATAAGTTTGATTAGTCTTGAGATATTTGATATATTCTTGAATACCTTGCCAGGCTTCGAAGAACTGAATAACATCTAATCCAGCATCGATCAACGCAGATGTATCGGCTTTAGTATCCAATTGATATTGTTCTTTTAAATCAGCAGGCATTGGTACGTATTCTTTCTCACCTGACCCGAACTCGTTAATTACGATGTTGGCTATGCTTTCAAAGTTTATGCTTTCTCCGGTACCAACATCGTATACACCTGGTTGATAATTATTGATAAAATGATACACAGTACGAGCAACATCTTCTACGTATATAAAATCTCTGTAGTAACTAGAACTGTTTTCAAATATCTTAATTGTTCCAGTTTGTTGTAGTTGTTGATACCAATGATAAACAGTACTAGCCATTCGATCTTTATGATATTCGTTTGGTCCGTAAACATTAAACAATCGTAGTATCACTCCGTCAGTAATTTCTTGTTCGCTTACTTGTTTACTAAATGCGTAGTGATTAAGTGGACCTTTTCCATTACCGTAAACTGCTGCACTACTGGTAAAGATAAATTTCTTTCCTTGCTCTCTACATAGGTCATGCCATCGTCGAGTACTTGACACATTGGTGTTATAGATACTGGCCCAATCTCTTTCTAATGTGCTTGAGTTAGCACCGATATGTATTACACAATCAAAGTCACTGAGGTCACTGACAATTTCTTTAGTAGAATGCAGTCCTAGATATTGTTTGCCTATTAGATTCTTGTACTGATTTTCTGTAGGCAGGTCATCAAAGAGGTATACATCAGTAATACCTTGCTTGTTTAGGTACCCCAATACTACACTACCGATAAAGCCGCCGGCGCCTGTTAGGGCTATCATTTTATTTCCTCTAGTGTAGGAGCATAGTTTCCTAAATGCTGTACTGTCACAGCACTTGCTTTGATGGCAAATGTAATTGCAACATGCATATCTTTAGATTTTAGATATTGAAACGCCAGGGCTGCTAAGAATGTGTCGCCTGCACCACAAACATCTGCTACCTCAACAGTGCGAGCACCAAATGCAAAGTCTCCGTATACAACTCCTTGGTCACCATAGGTAACAATTAGTCCCGACGGAACACCTGTTGGGAAACTTGTAGCACGGCTATGTTCAAGTTCGTTTATCTTAATAAAACAACCTTCTAGTCTTGCTAGATCTGTTTTCTTTGTGTCAACAAAAATAGGTCCGCTAAATTCTTTGCGTAGTTCTTCAATCAACTCGTAGCTTACTGTACCCTTGTTGTAGTCGCTAACAACAATGGCATCGTACACGGTAGGTAGCTCTGAGTCAATGGTTATAGGATCTGATATAACATCTCTGTCGATGCGTACTATCTGTTGTTTACTACGTGTATCTATTAGTCTAGTCTTGGTAGAGCTTTCGCCGTGCAAGAATGTTACTTCACATCCCAATGCTTCTAGATTCTTACGCACATTGCCGGCCATGCCATCTTTAACTATGTCGTACTTGGGTACGAACACTGGCACAGGTGCTTCTGGACTGATACGATCTACACTGCCATATTTGTAGACGTCGGTGCAATCATCCCCTAGTAATAATATGTTGAATTGTGTTTGTTGTTGAGTATCCATTTATTCTCTCAAAGTATTCTATACGTTTTGCGTATTCACTACCAATTACCGGCTTGCCACGCCAGTCGCTACCTACCATCATGACCGCAGGACGAAACTGCTTTACCAGCATAGCCAGTTCTTCATCGCTGTCAAATATCTGTACTTCGTTTACAGCTTTTAGATTAGACAGCATTGCTCTTCGATCGCCTGCATTATTGATAGGGCGAGTTGGCCCTTTTAATTTTGCCACTCGATCGTCGCTGTCAATTGCTACGATGAGATAATCACCGAAGCTCCGTGCTGTGTTTAACAACAGCACATGTCCAGGATGCAATATGTCAAAGGTACCGTTTACAAACACAGTTGTCATGGCAGTGTTGCTACAAATGCAGCCAAGTTATCAAACACCAAAGTCTTTCGTTTTAGATCTTTGTGAGCGTAACGATTAAGTTCTTTTTCTGTTTCTAATCCATACCCAGTTCGAACCAAGACAGGTTTAGCACCCATATTGGCAGCAGCTTTTAAGTCTTTTATCTTGTCACCAACATAATAGCCTTCTTTGAATTTGATATCTTTGATTTCTTTTTCGCAACGTTTGAACATGCCGGTATTGGGTTTGGCAAACGGATCTTCTTTTCGACTGCTGGCACTATAATAGATACCGTCAATACTAAAACACCCTGCCTTGCCTAATAGATCTAGCATATGCTCATGTAGGGTATCAACATCTTGCTGAGTATACAGGCCTTTTTCGATACCACCTTGGTCCGTAATGATAACAATTTTATGTCCTTTACGTCTAAGATCTGCAATAGCTTCTAAGCTACCTTCAATAGGATCAAAGTCGTCTATGCGGTGACAATAGGTTCCTAAGTCGCGATTGATTACCCCGTCGCGATCTAAACCTACTACACATTTTGTGCGGAACTCTCCACCGCCCCAAACAATCTTAGGTTGGGCTTGATTCTGTTGTGGTTGCACTTTGGCTGTCTCCTGGGATGATTCTGTAATTGTCTTCTACTGAGTCTGCTGTGCTAACTTCAAATATCATTGAGTTTGGTTTCAGGGCAATTAACTGATGAGGTTGCAACGGAGGGTTGTGCCAAGTGGCTCCTTCATCTAGGATCTTTTCGTGATATTTTGCAGTTTTGGTATCACACCACACAACTTTAAATTGGCCGGCATTGACAAACCAAGTTTCTTCTTTTTCTTTATGGAAGTGCATACTAAACTTTGCACCTAGTTTTTCAAATACCATAATCTTACCACAGTACTTGTCGTTTGTGGCCCAAATGATTTCGTAGCCCCAGCCTTTATCTACTTTACCTTCTAGTCTTTGTGTCATTATCGTTTCTCAATAATTTTATCAATAAGCCCGTAGTCAAGGGCTTCCTGGGCAGACATGAACTTGTCGCGTTCCATATCTGTTGTTAGTTGTGCAAAGGTTTTTCCTTTGCTATTGTGCTTTTGGTAAATGCCAGTAAGCTCTTTCTTCATCTTGAGAATTTCTTCTACTTGAATTTGCATGTCAGTTGCCTGGCCTCGTGCTCCACCACTAGGTTGATGAATCATGTGTCGAGCATAGGGCAACATAAATCTCTTACCTTGCGCTCCTGCTGTGGCCAACAGGCTTCCCATACTACAGGCTTGTCCCATAACATACGTTGCAATATCTGGTTTGATAAACTGCATAGTATCATATATGCTCAATCCAGCAGTGACAACTCCGCCTGGACTATTAATAAACAAACTGATATCTTTGTCTGGATTCTCACTTTCTAAGAACAACAGTTGGGCAACAATAATGTTAGCCATTCCGTCTTCAACTGGACCGTTTAGCATAATAATTCGTTCTTTAAGCAAGCGGCTATAGATGTCATAGGCCCGCTCGCCTTTGTTTGTAGATTCAACTACCATTGGTACTAACATGTATTGTTCCTTAAGTTATCTAATGTTTTATTATTGTACGGGATAGAGAAGATTAAGTCAACTCCTATATGTATTTTATTCATTTAGCACTTGTTTTGTTGCTAAAGTGAGTGTATACTGAATCATAGAGTAAATACTTTTTTAAGAATCCTCATGACAACATTAGTATTAAATGCCGATGCACAACCTGTTAGCATCTTGCCCTTAAGCATTGTAGATTGGCAAGAATCCATTCGCTATCTCGTATTGGACAAAGTTTCTGTCATGGCTTGGTATGAAGATTGGGTCGTTCGTTCAGCACGTTGGGAAACTAGAGTGCCGGCTGTAATTATGCTCAAAGAATATCAAAAACCCAAGCAACACGTTAAGTTAAGTAAGAGAAACATATTTTTACGTGACAGATACGAATGTCAGTATTGTGGCGCACACACAACAGACAGCGATGCCACATTAGATCATGTGCTACCAATTAGTTTAGGTGGGAAGAGCGCCTGGACCAACTTGTCTACCGCTTGTAAACCTTGTAACTATCGCAAAGCAAACCAAACCAGAATGAAGCCAAAGCGTATGCCTTACAAGCCTGACTTTTGGGAATTGGTTGATAGCCGTAGACATCGAGGGTTTCATATAGCTCACCCTAGTTGGGAAGACTATCTAGGATAGCCTATCCAAAATATCACTTGACAGGACCCGCGGGTCCTGTTATAATTTATGCATAGGGTAAGATAACGCCTTATACATTTCTAAGTTAAAGGAAAAAAATGTCAAAATCAGATGAGTTAAAAATGCAGCCTTTTGACCCCAGTCAAGGTCGCAAAGATAAAAAAGTATCGTTGGTTCAAGTTTCTCGAATGGTGCAGAAACGAATTGGATCTACAAAATCAAACCCAAATTTTAAGTACCAAGATGTATTGCATTTTGCATGGGTACCTGCTGAGAAAGTTTATTTCAATTATGAACGACAGCGTTGGCCAGAACCCAAACATCAAAAGAAACTGCGCAATAAATGGAACATCAATTGTGTAACTCCATTGCAATGCCGTTATAGTGAAAAAGAAGATAGATATTATGGTGCAGATGGTCAGCAGCATAGTACCGAATGGATTAACCAATATAGCGAGGCCAGTATGGTGCCGGTCTTCTTTGTGAAAAGCGAAGATGAGAATGTTGAAAGCCAGATGTTGTTGGCCCTTAACAACGACAACGAGCCAATGGCAAAATTCTTTATTCATCAACAAGAAGTTATCATGGGTGTTGCGGAAGCAGTTGCCCTTGAAAAATGCATAGTAGATGCTGGTTGCGAAACAGCATACAAGAAACGATCAGCTGGTACAATTACTCACATTAGTGATTTGTTTTTGGCTCGCGACAACTACGGACTAGAAGGCATAAGTGCTGTTCTTCCAAAGATGAGAACTTACTGGCCTACTGAACGTATCTACACAGCAACAATGTTAGGATTCCTCAAAGTCCGAGAGTTAATGATCGATTCAAAGAATTACTCTGATGAGCTATTCGAAGATGTAATTTTCCAATGTTCGAACTTCTTTGAAAGCTCTGAACGGTTGCATTTAGACATCAAGGACGAGTTTGAAGCAGTCTATCCAACAAACTATAAAGGTATGGGAGTTCGTGAAAAAATTGCATCAGGAATCATTGATGCATACGAACAGTTAAGTGGCAAGGCCCTTGTTCCTAAACCCTTTGCAATCAACATGCCTCGTCTAACTGACTCAGTTGAAGATGAGGAATTTGCAAATGGCTAAACTATATCCCAAATACGATCCAGGTACATATTATAGTCGAGAACTCTTTCGTACTGTGTGTGAGACCAATGACTTGAGACCAGTGTGGGCGTGGAAGAATGCACAGAAATGGAGTGTGGAGTACGAACCTTTTCTAGCCAAATGCGGAGAAACTTGTGAGTGTTGTGGAAGTCCTTTAAACTATGGACTAGGCAAAAACAACGTAGACAAGTCAGACATTCATACACCTAGTACTGATCATATTGTTCCTAGAAGCCTAGACGGAACCAATGACATTGATAACTTGTGGATTATTTGTAACCGATGTAATTTGTTAAAAAACAATTCGACTCCCGAGGATATTCATAGATATCGTAAAATTTTAGAAACACTAGAAAGGATTGGATCATATGATCAAAACAATTAAAAACGGAATCGTAGTTGGAACTGAAATTCCAATTAAACAACTAAATGGAAACGTGGGTCGGTGGGCTGAAAAAGAATTAGCTAAAAACGGACACAATATCAGTAACGAACGAGGCGTCGACATGCCATTAGAAGGCATTGAAGTCAAGACTAGAAAGAATGATTCTACCAGTCCGCACAGTGTAGGCTCGTCAAGAGTTGAGGACATCATAGACAATCCTTATGAACTATCGCACGTTCGAGAAAAACTACAGACACAGTATAGAATTCGTTATGATGATAATGGTCAGGTTGTAACCAAAGAAGGACTATACGATTTCAGCGACCCATATTTGCAAGATCGATTCAAAGAAGCCTACGAAAACGGACGAAAACAAATTGCAGCCGATGCGGTAAATGGGTTTCACCCTCCGTATGTTAAAGGTAACGAATGGGGTTATTGGGAACAAACAGGTCCGTATGGGTCGTACACATTCCGTATTCCAAATAGTGCCATGAGGAAGATAGAAAAGATTGCAGAAAACAAACCATTATTTGATAAGTTTTTTGAAGTCCAAATCAATTGACAGTATCTCTATCTAACTGTATAATATACATATCATTAACACAAAGGCATTGAAATGGCAAAGGTAAATCGCACTAAGTTTTATAAATTTGTAGGCGATGTGTTCGAGCACTATGAACAGGATCGTGGTTCAAAAGAACGTACACATTCTGACAACGGATGGCGCCTGCGTAATAAAAAATATGGTGCGACTGCTACCTTTGCCAAACTACCCTTAACAGAAAGCCTAGAGCAACGTCCTTGTCCACTTGCAGAAGGACGGCCCGGTATCTATATTTTGCGTGATTCAGTATTCCCACATGGATTTTATATTGGCAAGGGCAAGGACATCTACGATCGCATTTGGAAACACGGTGTTAAACTAGATGGCACTGACAAATGGAACAAAGGGGTAGGTACCACAGAATACTTTGCCAAGTATCGTGAATTGCGTTTGGAAAAGGGATTGACCAACTTTGACGACGTTGAAGTTGCATTTTGGTTTACCGATAAATTTGATGCTCTTGAAGATCAGCTTATGGGTGCATACGAAGCCAAGTACGGAATGATTCCGTTTTGTAATAACACCGAAGAAAGCCTATTTCAAGTCTGGGATATTTAGGCCAGTTTTACTAGGCTTTTTGACCGGAGACCATAAGTACTAGCACAAGGAGAATTCTATGACCGTACAGGCTCAAACACAAAAAATACTAATCACAAATAAAATAGGCAGACAGATGTGGGTGTGGGATAGCGACAGCTTCTATACTCAACGACTCAAGGCAGGTCCTTATCAAAAGCAAAACCTATTGCACCTACGTGAGCTTTGCCCGAATCCTCGCAAGATATTGGACATTGGCATGAACATTGGCATGAACACTTGGGAGTATGCTACATTTGCACAAGAGGTTCATGGCTTTGAACCTGTGCCTGCTACATATCAAGTTGCGTTAGACAACATTGCCCTTAATCAACATCATCAAGACCCATCAACGGGTTGGTGGAAAGAAGCCAACGACACTTGGGCTAGTCTAGCTGTTGCCGGTAAGATTAATACATACAATGTAGCATTAGGTCCTACTTCAGGTACTGTAGAAATGCACATTAAAAAGAACGACGGACACAATCGCGTAAGCAACGACGGATACCAAACTGTTACCGGCAAGGCAGTTAAAGTAAACACAGGCTATCAGCGTGTGAGTGTTCCACAACTTACCTTAGACAGCTACAACTTTACAGATGTAGATATTATCAAGATTGATGTAGAAGGGTATGAACTCAACGTGTTGGAAGGTGCTAGCAATACTATTGCCACCAATCGTCCTATTGTGCAAATTGAGTGTGTTGAGACACAGCCGCGAGCATTTGGTAAAACAATTCAAGACCTAATGGATTTCTTTAATACTCGTAACTATGTTATTACAACTGCCGACGGCATAGTTCGCGGCAAAGATTGGTGTTATGTTAAGAAGATGATGGACCGTTTTATGATTCCAGCAGAGCGTACAGATCTATACGATCCAAGTAATGTAGAAGCTGTTGCTTCTTGTACTACATTTTCTGAGTTGTTTAGTGAGGAATAATATTCATAATGCAACCGGTACAGATATTTGAACATCTTATTTGGAGTAGTCATTACGAAGGCCCCTTAGACTCAGTTAAAGATAAGGTTATAGATTTATTATCTACTAGTTCTAATTTAAATTCAGGGCTCGAACGGAACGGCGGATTAAGTTCTTCTAGTGATCCCAATGCTCCGCATTATTGGAAAGAGTTACAACCTTTCTTAAAATGGTTATTTCCCAATGTAAACAAAGCGTGGCGGCATTGGGGATATCCAAATGATCAACGTAGAATTGGTGCTAGTTGGGCAAACATTCATCCAACAGGTGCTTGGACTGACGAACATCAACATCGATCGACTCCCTTAGTGGCTGTACTGTATGTACATCAACCTGCTAACGGAGGCAATTTGGAAATAGCCGATCCTCTATTCTATCATTGGAACGGTAGCAAGAAGCCCACTGACGATACTTGGAGAGAAATTCCTGTCCAAACCGGCGATGTTGTTATATTCCCCGGATGGGTTAATCATCGTACCCAAAAGAATCAAAGCTCTGAAGATCGATATGTAATCAGTTTCAATATAGCTTGACTTTTATCCTGTTCGATGTTATAATAGTAATACAGTAAAAGATTAGGAGCTCTTGTGCGTACACAACCAGAAGTTATTATTCAACAATTAGAAGCAGACAATAGCCGATTGGCTAAAGAAGCTATTTTGGAAACTGCCATGAAAGAAGATCTCACAGAGTTCTTTGAAGGCGTTGGCATGTGTTTAGACAAGCTCTATACATTTGGTGTCAAGCAAGTACCAACTAAAGAAGAAGATAATGGACAGGGTCTGACCTGGGATAACTTTAAGTTGTTGGCTCAGTCGTTGTATCGTAGAGAGCTCACGGGTCATGCCGCTCGTGATGCTATTCAATTGGCAATGGGTGTGGCTTCTAAACAACAGTGGAACGATTTCTATCGTCGTATTCTTATTAAAGATTTACGCTGTGGCGTTAGCGAAAAGACTGTAAACACAGTTGCTAAGAAAACAGGCAAGGATGTCTATAAGGTTCCTGTGTTTGAATGCATGTTGGCACACGATTCTGCCAATCACGAAAAGAAAGTTAAAGGCAAAAAGCTCTTAGAACATAAACTAGATGGTGTTCGTTGCCTAACTGTTATCGATTACGAAAGCCGCACAGTTGTGCAGTATACTCGTAATGGTAAAGTACTGGAAAACTTTGGACACATTACTAAGGCTTTAGAAGACAATCTAGATAACTTTGGACGTAGCTATATTTTGGACGGTGAGATCATGTCGGGTTCATTCCAGGACTTGATGAAACAGGTACATCGCAAGAGCAACGTAGCTGCCACAGATGCGGTATTACATTTGTTTGATATCTTGCCTTTGAGCGAGTTTAAGTCAGGCGAGAGTGTAATGGGACAGCGTCGTCGTAGTAATATGCTAAAGACATTTGCAAACATATTTGCTGATACAGGCTGTATCGAATTGGTTCCTCAAGTCGAAGTGGATTTAGATACCTTGGTAGGTGAAATTGAATTTAAAGAGTTTAACAAGAAGGCCATTGCGTCAGGATTTGAAGGCGTAATGTTAAAGAGCATTGATGCTAGCTATGTATGTAAACGTGATACTGCATGGTTAAAGCTCAAACCATTTATCGAAGTATCATTGGAGATTAAAGATGTTGAAGAAGGTACTGGTCGCAACGAAGGACGTCTTGGTGCTGTTATCTGTGAAGGTATTGATGATGGTAAGACAATTAGAGTTAACGTGGGTTCAGGTTTTACTGATGACGACCGTGATAGTTATTGGCGGGAACGTGCTGACATCATTGGTCATGTGGTCGAAGTGCGAGCCGATGCTGTCACTCAAA